GCTCATCGCGCAGATCGCCGGGGGCCTCGGCGGGGGCGCGGGCGGCGGAGGGGGCGGCTTTGGCGGCGTTCTGGCGAGCCTGTTCGGCGGCTTCGCCAACGGCGGCTCCTTCATGGTCGGCGGGTCCGGGACCACGGACAGCAAGCTCGTGGCCTTCCGCGCCACGCCCGGTGAGCGGGTTGATATCTCCACCCCCAACCAGCAGCGCAGCGCGATGAATGGCCGGGGCGGAAACAACTTCTCGATCTCTGTCACCGTGCAGGATCCGCGCGACGAGATGTCGGCGCGTCGGTCCGGCAAGGCCGTCGCGCGTGAGGTTGGCCGTGCCATCCAGCGCGTGTCCGGCGACCTTCCGAGGAGGTAGAGGTGATCGACGAGGTAGAGTTCCCCCGCGAGCTGGCATACGGCACCTCTGGAGGCCCGGTCTTCTCCACCCTGGTCACGCGCCTGTCGAGCGGCTTCGAGGGGCGGCAGCAGCAGTGGTCGCATGCCCGACTGCAGTTCGACGCGGCCCCGGCTGTGCTCAACGTCGACCGCCTGGCCACCCTGCTCAAGTTCTTCTACGCCCGGCGCGGTCGGGCGCGGGGCTTCCTGTTCCACGACTACACCGACCACACCTCGGCGGCGGACAACCAGTCGCCGCCCACCGCGCTCGATCAGGTCATCGGGACCGGAGACGGGGTCACGCAGTCGTTTCAGCTTGTCAAGAATTACGGCGATGCCGGGGCCACCTATACGCGGGACATCTCCCGCCCGGTCGCCGCCTCGGTTCTGGTCTCGCTTGACAACGTGCCGCAGGGCAGCGGTTGGGCGCTCAACTCCCTGGGCCAGGTGTTCTTCAGCACGGCTCCGGCCTCTGGGGTCATTATCAAGGCTGGCTTCGAGTTCCTGGTGCCGGTCCGCTTCGATACCGACTTTCTCGAGACGAGCATCGAGAGCTATGAGGGATACAACGCCACTGGCGTCCCCATCATTGAGATGCGCGAGGTAGAGTAGGTTGTCCCGGCGAGCACTGGCCCCACCGCAGGAGCTGAACGGCACGATCCGCCGCTTCGAGCCTGCCTACTGGTATATCAACTTCCCGATCCCGGTGACGGGGGCGCTCATCACGACCGGACCCAACAGCATGCGGCTGCTGGGGTCGCTGCACACCAACAAGGACAACGTGGCTCTGGTCTGGGAGAGCAAGGACACCAAAGACCACCCGCTGTTCGCCTATGAGTTCAGCCGCAACTACCGGGACTGCATCCTGTCGTTCGACTACGCGATCACCGGAGCCATGCGGCTCATGGACCAGCAGGACGGGCCGACCCTCACCGCGACCGACGACCTGGGCAACCAGTACTTTGTGCGGCTGTTCAACTACGCCACCGGAGGCTCCACCGGCAGCTCTGGCACGATCGTGCTGGACTTCAACCAGGTGAAGGGCGGCGAGTTCGAGGACGTCGACATCCCCTGGGAGCGGATCGAGGAGATGTTCATCTTCTGGATCCCGGACCACTACGGCGCGGGCCGGGCGCTGACCACCTCCTCGGTCTCCGACGGAGCGACCAGTGTCACCATTACGGTGCCGAACGGAGTGCCCATCAGCGCCGGAGACACCATCCGTGTGAAGGGCGCTACCAATGGCGATCTCACCGTCACCTCCAATACCACCGGCACGACGCAGACCGTGACCTTCACCCCCGGCCTCGACGTGCCGGGTGGCGCGCCCATCCCCAGCGGCACCCCGGTCTCGGTCGACACCGCCGAGGCCCACCCCATCCCCTTCGCCTCGCCCGCGCGCGTGGAGTTCGAGGTCAACCTCACCAACATCTCGGTAACGGGCGGCAATCACCTCCTGGGCATCAACACCACCGGCCTGGCACCCCACTACATCCGCATGACTGATGGCTATGACAATGCCTACCCGTTCGCCCCGGAGCGCATCGTCAACCAGATGATGAAGCTCGGCTATCGTGAGTGGTATAACATCTACATTGGCATCTCGCACCATCACCACCTGGACTGGAACCCAACGACTGAGAAGTATGAGATCGATCTGACGCCGGGCTTCCAGCTGGCCCCGGCTGCCCAGGCGTTCTTCGAGGACTTGTATTCTCGGCTGCACGACGAGGGCTTCAAGATCATCAGCTCGGTCTCGTTTGAGATACTGGACCAGCTGTGCCCCAGCGCGTGGGCCCAGCGGGACGCGACCGGGCAGCAGGCGCTGACGGGCTGGACCCCGTCCTCGACCCTGGTCTCTCCGTCCTCGGCCCCCGCCATGGCCTATCTGCGGGACACCTTCCTCGCCCTGGCAGACATCGCCAACGACCTGACGGCCCCGGTCTATTTCCAGATCGGCGAGCCATGGTATTGGGATGGCTCGTTCAGTGGTGGCGTCCGCCGCCCGTTCATCTATGACAGCAACATGGTGGCGGAGTATCAGGCTCTGCCCTTCCCGCTGGCCGGCATCACCACCGGCTTCACCGGGGGGACCACGGTAGCTCCGAATACCAACTTCAGCCCCGGAGCCGCGACGACGGACTATTTCTGGTTCCGCGCGACGCTCGATATTGCCCCCACTGATACTGGGATCATTTTCGAGGTGGGTGGCTCTACCACTGGCATCATGATCTACGCCCACGCTGGGCGCATCTACGTCCAGGCCGGAAACGGAACCGCCTTCGGCCCGGCCTCCAATCGCTTCGAGATCTCCTGGGCCATCCAGGGATCCGGCTCTCGCCTGCTTGAGGTAATCATCGACCGCCCCCTCGGCCTCGCGCTGTCCATTGACGGAAAGGTGGTGGCGTATCAGCTGGGGAGCATCACCGGCCAGATCGCTCAGAACAACTCTGGCCGGTTCAGCGGCGGCAGCGGCACCGTATGCGTCAATCGAGGTGGCTACACCACCGCCAGCAACTACAGCGGGGCGATGGTCACCTCCCTGGTTCGGATCAACAACAAGCAGTGGGCCTCGCCAACTGTGCCGACGCCCTACATCGACGACGTGGCCGACGGAGTGGGCACCTCCGGCCCCTACCTGGACTGGTGTCGAGCGAAGCTCGGCAACGCGGGTCTCTACCTGCGCGACCAGGTCAAGGCTGCATACCCGTCCAGCACCTCTCTCATCCTGATCTTCACGCCGCAGTTCCTGGGGACCAGCGACCCCATCCTGCGCCGCATCAATCTTCCGGTCGACGAGTGGAAGGCTCCGGCCTTTGACATCCTGCAGGTCGAGGACTATGACAAGGTGGTCGAGGGCAACTACGACTTCATCACCGACCAGACGATCCGCGCGGCCACTGATCTGCTGGGGTATGACCTAGCGGACACGCAGTATTTCGTCGGCTTCAACCTGTTCCCGCAGACCACCTGGATCTGGTATAACATCGACCGGGCACTCTGGCACACCCGCGATGTTGAGTTCGCAGAGACGTTCATCTGGAGCCGGGAGCAGGTGCTCCGGGACGGTTGGGTATACAGCCGCGAGGCGCACAAGTTCTTCTCCGAGCTGACGACGCTCGCGGCATGCTGGAAGATCGTGCGGACGGATGGCACCATCCTGCGCTTCACGACGCACGACAAGGCGATCGTCTACGCCGGGGAGACCTACAGCCCGGCCAACAGCTACCTTCCTGGCGACATCGAGCTGGCGACCGACGGCTCCTCCAACCAGATGGAGGTCTGGGGCATCACCTCCGATGACATCACGGAGAGCGACCTGCTCCTGGGCCTGTTCGAGCATGCGTTCGTTGAGATCTTCCTGGTCGACTATACCGACCTGACAATCCCGCGCACCGTTCTCCAGGTCGGCTGGATCGGGCAGGTCCGCACCCAGCAGGACAGTTTCCAGGCGGACCTGCGCGGCCTGGTGACCCGGCTGCAGCAGAGCATCGGCGAGACCGTCTCCCCGGACTGTCGGTGGGATCTTGGCGATAGTCAGTGCCAGGTGAACGTCGCGGCGCTCACGGTCACGGACACGGTCGATAGCGTCCCTGGGCTCAACGCCGAGAGCCTCAGCCGCCCGGCCAGCTCCGGCTCGGCGTTGGAGGACGCGGTGGTGCAGACCCTCATCAACCCCAACGATGAGTTCATCTGCTTCAGCCGTCCGGAGGCGGACGGGCACTTCGACTTCGGCACCCTCACCTGGACCAGCGGCGACAACGCCGGTCTCTCCATGGAGGTCATCCGCTTCAGCGGCGGCTACTTCAAGCTCATGGAGGGCATGCCGTTCCAGATCCAGGTTGGCGACGGCTTCGAGGTCTTCCCTGGCTGCGACAAGCGGCCCACGACCTGCAAGAGCAAGTTCAACAACTTTGTCAACAATGGAGGCTTCCCGCATGTCCCCGGAACGGACGACATCCTCGAGTTCCCCAACAGCCGCTCAGGCTGAGGAGGTCGCTCGGGTCGCCCGGTCCTGGCTGGGCACCCCGTATCAGCACCTGGGTCGGCTCAGGGGCCACGCCTGCGACTGCGTTGGCCTGGTCATCATGACCGCCCAGGAGATGGGCATGACCGAGTTCGACACCCAGGAGTATGGGCGCGACCCCCAGCCAGAGCGCATGACCGCCCTGCTCCAGGCGCACCTCGACCCGCTGGAGCTGGACCTGGACGCGCTCCGGCGCGGGGAGGTGCCCGCCTCGCTGCGCCCCGGCGACATCCTCCACCTGCGCTGGAGGGCGCACCCTCGGCACCTGGGGATGGTCCTGCCTAGGGAGGGCGGCGGGTGGAACCTCATCCACGCCTACTCGGGCGCGAAGAGGGTTGTCGAGCACAACCTGGACAAGGTATGGCTGAGCCTCGTAAGAGCAGGGTATAGGTATCGATGGCCAGTCTCGTCCTCGGAGCTGTAGGATACGCAGTCGGCGGACCCCTCGGGGGCCTGATCGGCTCGGCCATCGGCGGCTTCATCGACCGTCAGATCTTCGCCACCAACACCACTGTCGAGGGCCAGCGCGTCGAGGATCTGAGCGTCTCGATCTCGTCCTACGGGGCGGCCATTCCGCGCGTGTGGGGGCCGGAGAACAGGATCAACGGCAACATCATCTGGTCGACCGGCCTGCGAGAGACCGAGCAGCGCGAGAAGCAGAGCGCGGGGGGCAAGGGCGGCGGCTCCTCGGTCACAAATGTCACCTATACCTACGATGCCAGCGTGGCAATTCTCATCTGCCGTGGCCCCATCGGCGGCATCGGACGGATCTGGGCGGACAGCAAGCTCATCGCCGACTTCCGCGACCAGCTGCCCACCATGGCGGACCCGGCCTACGCCTGGCCATTCGTCGGCACCTCCTCGGAGATCGTCCTGGAGGACGGGACCGTCGATGAGGGCGCGCGCTTCAACTCGATCACCATCTACAACGGCAACGCGACGCAGACCCCCAACTCCATCATGGAGGCGGTCGAGGGCGCGGGCAATGTGCCCGGCTATCGTGGCAGCGCCTATGTAGTGTTTGACACTCTGCAGCTCGCCGACTTCGGCAACCGCATCCCCAACCTGACCTTCGAGGTGATGGGCGAGTGGTCGGCTACCACCGGCACGGTCCTGGCAGAGCTGGCAGAGCGCTCTGGCCTCGGTCCCTACATCAACACCCGCGCCCTGACGGACAACGTGCGGGGCCTGTCCGATGTCTCCAGCGGATCCGCTCAGGACGCGGCGAATGCCCTCCTGGGCATGTATGACGTCGACATCTCGGAGATCGGGGACAAGCTCTATTTCCTGCCCAAGGACCGCACCCCGCTCTGCCGAGTGCCCTCCCGCTACCTGGGCGCGTTCACCGAGGGCGGTGAGCCACCGCCCCAGCGCATCGCGGTCCTGGCCAACGAGATCGACATGCCCAACGCGGTCGAGGTGGTGCACCGCGACCCGGATCGGGACTATCTGGCCAACACCCAGCGCGCCCGGCGCACGACCAAGAAGAGCCAGGGGAACATCTCCGTCCGGTCGGAGATCGTGATGCCCGCCTCCCAGGCGCGCTTCATCGCCGAGGACAAGCTCCGGCGCGCCTGGGCAACTCGCAAGTCATTCAACTTCACGCTGCCCATCAACTATCAGCAGCTCGTGGCCGGAGATAGCGTCGTCATCGAGGATCGCTTCGGCAACGAGTTCTCTGTGCGCATTCTCAACATCCGCAAGAGCGGCCTCACTCTTGAGATCGAGGGCGTGGCTCTCTACGCTCGGTTCCAGCGCTTCCGGGAGGCCACGAGCGTTCCGGTGCGCTCGATTGTCAGCGTCGGATCGTCGGCCGTGGAGTATGCCCTGCTGGACCTGCCGCCCCTGCGCGACACGGACAATGCCAGCGGCATCTACATCGCGGCGGGAGCCTTCTACCAGACGTGGCGCGGAGCCTCCCTGCTGGCCTCGAACGACGGCGGTGCCTCCTATGAGCAGGTCGCCACCTTCCCCGGCAACGCAATTATCGGAGAGCTGACCACGGCCATGGCTGTTGGCCCGACCCTCTACTTCGACACTCAGACCTTCGACGTGCAGCTCGTCAGCCCCAACTTCCAGCTGGAGAGCGCGACCCTGGCGCAGCTGCTCAACGGGGCCAACGCGCTGGCGATCAACGGTGAGATCGTTCAGTTCCAGACCGCCACTCTGGTGGGCAACGCCACCTACCAGCTGAGCGGCATCCTGCGCGGGCGGCGCGGGACCGAGCACCGGGTCGCCGCCCACCCCATCGGCACCGAGGTCGTGCTGCTGACGGGCGGAGCGATCGGTCGCATCCCCATCGACCTGCCGGAGGTCGGCGTGGTCCGTCAGTTCAAGGCAGTCCCGAGCGGGATCGACCCGGCTGACATCACCGGCGAAGACTTCACCTACAACGCCAACGTCCTGCGGCCCTTCAGCCCTGTGCACGTCCGCGCCCGGCGCGACCCGACGACTGGCGACTGGAATGCCACCTGGATCCGCCGGACCCGCATCAACGGCGGCTGGACGGACGGGGTCGACGTCCCCCTGGGCGAGAACACCGAGGCGTATGAGGTTGACATCCTCGACGGCACCACTGTCAAGAGGACGGTCACTGGCCTCACCTCACCCTCGCTGACCTATACCTCTGCTGAGCAGACTTCGGATTTCGGAAGTCCCCAGACTACGCTAAAGATTGCCGTGTATCAGATGTCCGACCTTGTCGGGCGCGGCCATGGCAGTATCGAGGAGTTCACCTGATGCCCGACAATACCCCCAAGCTGGTGATGCCCTACATTGTGGCATCGCAGGCCCAGAAGGAGGTCAGCCACAACGAGGCGCTGAACATCCTCGACGTCGCCGTGCAGCCTACCTGCCTCAATCTCCTGTTCACCCCGCCCGGCAGTCCGGCCCAGGGGGACACCTACATCATCTCCGGAGGCACCGCGACCGGGGCGTGGGTTGGCCGCGAGACCTACATCGCCGCCTTCTACGACGCCTGGATCTTCATCGAGCCTCAGACCGGCTGGGAGTTCAAGAGCCTCAACGACGGCTTCACCTACGAGTTCAACGGCACCGGCTGGGTGCAGAAGATCTACACCCCCGGCGCGTGGCAGATCCCCTCCCTGGGCCTGGGCTGGATCGGCCTGGGCGGCGCGTGGCGCAACCCCCGCTACCGCAAGGATCAGTCGGGCATGGTCACGATCGAGGGCGCGATGCAGCGCGCGGTGTCTGCCTCTGACGGCGTGATCTTCACGCTGCTGTCCGGCTACCGCCCCGCCGCCGACCTGATCTTCGGAGGCTACAGCGCGGGCGGTCCCTATCGGATCAATGTCAAGTCCAACGGCGATGTCGAGGTGTCAGGGTCGAACATGTTCTTCTCCAGCTTCTCCGGCATCCAGTTCTACACTGACTGATGGGAAGACCAATGGCCGACGCTGCAACTATCATTGGACTGCTGCTCAGCGGCGGCGCGGCCACGTGGCTGGGCAACATGGCGCTGGAGTGGCTCAGGCAGCGCGGCCAGTCCGGCGACCGCGCCGCGCAGAACGCGCTCGATCTCGAGAAGCATCGTGACAATCTCACCTTCCAGCTGCTGGAGGCGGCGCGCACGGAGATCAGCGCGCTGCGCGTCGAGCTGACCCGGCTCCGGCCCATGGAGGGCCACCTCATCCACTTCGAGGAGGCGCTGCTGCACATCGAGGCGCTGCTGACCGCCGCCGAGGGAGAGGCCCGCGCCATCGCCGAGGCCAACGCCCGCGCCTTCCTCACCCGGATGCGCCTGCCCATCATCACCGAGCCGAAGGGTCAGTAAGAGCATCACGCGGTTGCCCTCGCCACTGAGATCAGCTATGAGGGTCGCATGGATACTCGCAGCATTCAGGCACGGCTGAAGGAGCTGGGGTTTGATCCCGGCGCGGTCGATGGTGTTCTCGGTCCCAAGACCGAGGCTGCGATCGTCGCCTTCAAGCGCTCGCGCGGCCTCGCCGCCCGTCCCTACATCGGCCCGGTGACCCTGGCCGAGCTGTTCGGCGTCAAGGCCCGGTCGGAGACGGTCGAGCTGCCCTGGATAAACGAGGTCGCCAAGTATGTGGGCCTGCACGAGAGCCGGGACTTCACCCGGCTGTTCGCCTGGCTCCGCTCCGACCGAGCATCGGTCGGTGACCCCCGCAAGTTCCCCTGGTGCGCCGACCTGGTGCAGACCGCTATCCGCCTGACCCTGCCCGATGAGCCGTTCCCCGGTCGCCTGGGCCTCAACCCATACTTGGCTCGCAACTGGATGGAGTTCGGCGTCCCGACCGAGGGTCGCATGGGCGCGGTCGCCGTGTTCTGGCGCACCCACCGGACGCAGTCACTGAACGGGCACGTGGGCTTCGTCATCGGACGTGATCCTCAGCGCGGTCTGCTCCGGATCCGGGGCGGCAACCAGGGCAACTCGGTCAGCGACGCCTGGCTGGGCGAGGACCGGCTGCTTGGCTTCCGCGCCCCGGCGACCTACCCCAACCTCCCCCCGCTGCCGACCATGAACGGCGCGGGCGCGATCATCTCCACGAATGAGGCCTGACCATGGACACCCCCGAGACCCTTCCCTGGTATCAGTCCCGCGTCCTCCTCGGCGCGCTGCTGTCTGCCATCCTGAAGCTGGTGGCAGCCTTCGGTGTCACCGTGCAGGTCACGGACGAGCAGACCCAGGCCATTGTCACCGTGCTCGTGCTCCTCGGCAGCCTGGTGGGCGACTACATCGCCGCGCGAGCGCGGGTGACGCAGGTGACCGCCCCTCCCCTGACCCTCAAGAAGCGAGCCTGAACATGCTGAAGCGCCTCCTTGCCCCCATCGCCGCGCTCGCCCTCCTGGGCGGATGCGCTGGCCTCACCTCAGCCATCACCTCCGGCCCGGCCACGGTCGCGGACCAGACGGTCGCCGACGAGCGGGTGGCCCTGGGCGTGGAGACCATGTATCAGGGCTGGAACACCATGGTGACGACCGGCGTCGAGCTGGGGCTGATCCGTGGCCCCCTGGCCGGTCGGCTGCAGGACTATGATCGCCGCATCTTCGCCGCCGTGCAGCTCGCACGGCAGGCGTATGACGCGGGCAACGCGGCCTCCTACGCACAGGCGACCGCACAGGCCAGCGCGCTGATCGCCGAGGCGACCGCGCTCATCAACGGAGGCAACTGATGGGCAGCACTCTCGTCCGGATACTGGACATCCTCAGCCGGGTCGACGTGGCCGAGCTCACCGAGCGCTTCGTCGAGCTGTATCAGGCCGTCGTCGACACGCTGTCGCCGATGGACCAGGAGACCGCCAAGGAGGCGCTCGCGGCCAAGCGGCTCGACAACGACGAGGCCCACGCTCGACTGCAGGCTCTACTTGCCGAGGCCGCAAGCCGCTGAAATCCCAGCGGAAACTCGACCTGCTCGACCGGCTCGACTGCCCAAGGGTCCGCCGGGACCGGAACCGTTCTACTCTACTTCTCTTCTGGTAGAGGTAGTAGAGTAAGTAGAGTTACCCTCCGGAACGGCAGGGAAATCCGCGCTCGACTTGCTGGGCCCATCTGGCCAGGTCGAGTTCATGATTGCCGCGTCGCTCGACGGTCGACGAGGTTGGGCGCAAGAAAGGGAGCCGCATGACGGACTATGAGTTCAAGAGCCAGCCGTTTGCCCACCAGCTTGAGGAGTTCGAGCGGTCGCGCGAGGAGCCGTTCCGCGCTCTGTTCTGGGAGCAGGGCACCGGCAAGACCAAGCCCATGATCGACACCGCCGCCTGGCTCTTCGAGCGGGGCAAGATCGACGCGGTCATCGTCATCGCGCCCAGCGGGGTGCACCGCAACTGGCTCACCGACGAGATCCCGGTGCACCTGCCCGACCGGGTGAAGCGCCAGTCCAAGGCCCACATGTGGGACACCAAGCGCGCGGGCAACGTCGGGGTCCGCAAGGAGCAGGACGACCTTGTCAAGCACAAGGGCCTGGCCTGGCTCTTCATGAATTACGACGCGGTGATGACTGACAAGGGCAAGGCGTATCTGTGGCGCTTCCTCCGCGCCCGGCGCTGCCTCTACATCCTGGACGAGGGCCACTACATCAAGACGCCGGGGGCCAAGCGCACCAAGCGCCTGGTCGCCAGCGGGAAGTATGCCCCCTACCGTCGCCTGCTCACTGGCACCCCCATCGCCACCGGCCCGTTCGACATCTACACCCAGGTCAAGTTCCTGCTGGAGGAGTTCTGGGAGCGCCTCCGCCTGGGCAGCTACCGGGTGTTCAAGTTCCGCTTCGGAGAGTGGTATACCGCCGCTGAGTTCCAGGCCGACCATGGCTACGACCCCGGCTACGACAAGCTGATCGACTACAAGAACATCGCCGAGCTGAAGGCCCACGTCGACACGGTGGGCAGCCGGGTCACCAAGGACGACGTGCTGGACCTGCCGCCCAAGCTCTACACCCGGCGCTACTTCACCCTCACGCCGGAGCAGACCCGGCTCTACACTGAGATCAGGGACGGCTACGCCGCCGAGACCGAGGGTGGTGGGCTGATCGACGCCGAGCTGGCCATCGTGCGGCTGCTCCGACTGCAGCAGATCCTGTCCGGATACGTCGGGGTCGAGGGCCTGGAGGAGCCGTTCGAGGTCATCCCCGGCAAGAACCCACTGCTCGACGAGGTCGAGGAGGTGTGCACCGCGATCCACCGACCCGGCATCATCTGGTGCCGCTTCACCCGCACCATCGACATGCTCATGGACCGCCTGGGCAAGTCGGCCGTTCGCTACGATGGCACCATCGACGAGGACGAGGCCGAGCGCTCCAAGCTCGCCTTCCAGGCCGGGGACGCTCAGTGGTTCATCGGCAATGCCCAGAAGGGGGCGACCGGCCTCACCCTGGTGCAGGCCAAGTTCGTGCTATACCCTGAGAACAGCTTCCGCTATGTTGACAGGGTGCAGAGCGAGGACCGGGCGCACCGCATCGGACAGGAGGACCAGGTCGAGTATACCGACTTCGAGGGACGCCTGCCCAACGGCCAGCCCACCGTGTCTCGGCACATCATCAACAATCTGCGCGGCAAGCGAGACATTGCCTCGCAGATCACCGGCGACGAGCTGAAGGGCTGGCTATGACCGTATACGTTGTTCAGAACGCGCTGCACCGCGACAACCGCACCGGCGACCTGGTGCCCAAGTTCGACTATGGCCCCGCCGAGGAGTTCGGTGAGATCAAGTTCCTGCTCAACGACCAGGCGCGCCCCTTCGTGCTCGCGCCCATCATCGACGAGCTGCACGAGAAGCTGGCGGACTTCGGCCCCGGCGACTACCTCCTGCTGACTGGCAACCCCACCCTCCTGGGCCTCGCCTTCTCCATCGCCGCCGACCGCAACGATGGCAACATCAAGGTGCTGCAGTGGCACGGTCGCTCCGGCAGCTACAACGCGATCGAGGCGCGAGATGTCTTCCGCGATGATGCTGATTGCGGCGAGGAGCCGAGTGGGGCATACATCGACCAGGACTGAAGAAAGGGAGCTGCACATGCACGACTACAGTGAGTTCAAGGAGGGGCCGGGCGACAATCTGCTGGCTCAAATCGCGGCCACAGCCCTGGAGCAGAAGGAGGCCGAGGCCGAGGTCGAGCGCTGCGAGGACGCCCTCAAGGCTGCCCAGAACAAGCTGCGGCTCATCGTCGAGAAGACCCTGCCAGAGCTGATGGATGCCGCGCGTCAGACCCAACTGACCACCGCTGACGGCATCGTCGTCAAGGTGCAGGAGAAGATCCGCGGATCCCTGCCCAAGGGGCGCGAGGCTCCGGCCTTCGCCTGGCTGGAGGAGCATGGCCACGAGGATCTCGTGAAGCGCGAGTTCAAGATCCAGTTCGGCAAGGACGAGGAGGCGTGGGCCAAGAAGTTTGAGACCGACCTGCGCAAGCGCAAGAAGCCGGTCAACGTCGTCCGCACCGACACCATTCACCCCTCGACCCTGGCCAGCTTCGTCACGGAGCAGCTGGAGGCCGGGGTCGACATCCCGCTGGACGCCTTCGGGGTGTATCGCCAGCGCTCTACCAAGATCACGATCAAGTCGGACTGAGATACCGAACGCTAGGTCAGTGGCGTGACGGCGACCAGAGGTCGCAAACCTGAGCTCGGGCGGGTGTTTCCCCAGCGCAACCTGAAAGGAGGCCATCATGGCCGGTACCAAGAGCACGGCGGTCGCCACCACCCAGCAGGGCGGTGCCATCGCTGCATACGACTACGGCGAGTATGCCGGCATGGGCATGGACAAGGTGGGCAAGGATGAGCTTCTCATCCCGTTCCTCGCCATCCTCCAGCCCATGAGCCCGATCGTCACCGAGGGCGACAACGACAACGCCAAGCCGGGGCGCTACTACAACACGATCACCGGCGATCTCTACGAGGGTGAGAAGGACGGTGTGCCCTTCCAGCTCGTGGACTTCGAGCGCATGTTCGTCGAGTGGATCCCGCGCGACGCGGGTGGCGGCATCGCCGGTCGCTACACCCCGGACGACCCCTTCGTCAAGGCGGAGATCGAGAAGAACAAGGGGTCCGTGGTCGGCATCAAGCTCGAGAACGGCAACGACCTGGTCGAGACCTACTACGTCTATGGCAACATCCTGTCGGATGACCTGACCCAGGTCGAGAGCTTCGCGGTGCTGCCGCTGAAGTCGACCAACATCAAGCCGTTCCGCACCCTGCTCACCGCGCTGCGGATGATCAAGGGCAAGCCCCCGCTCTTCGCCTTCACCATCCGCCTGCGGTGCACCAAGGAGAAGAACGACAGCGGTGTCTGGTACCAGTTCATGGCCAAGCCCACCGGCCAGGACTGGCGCGGCTCGATGATCGACCCCTCGGCCAGCCGCCACCTCCTGGAGGCGGCGACCGGCCTGATCGACATGGTCCGCTCCGGCGCGGCCAAGGCTGACTACGCCAGCGAGGGCAAGGTCGGCGGCGGCGCGGCCCCCAACGGCGGTGACGACGACGACGTTCCGTTCTGAGCCCACCAGAGCGGACAGGGGCGGCGGGCCATCACGCCGCCCCACCCTGTTCTCAAGCGGAGCGCGTCATGCCATCTTGGTCCCCACAGCAGGACCAGGCGCTCGTCGCCGTCGACAAGTGGCGGCGCGACCCTGGGTCACCGCAGGTCTTCCGGCTGTTCGGCTATGCGGGCACCGGCAAGACAACCCTCGCCCGGCACCTGGCCGAGGACATCAGCTACCCACTGTTCGCCGCCTTCACCGGCAAGGCCGCGCACGTGCTCCGGACCAAGGGCTGCGATGGTGCCTCGACCATCCACAGCCTGATTTACCACACCAAGGACAAGAGCCGCGCCACCCTCAAGGAGGTCGAGGCGCAGCTCGCCGCTCTGCTCCTGGACCTGCGCCGGGGCGGGGCCAACGACGAGCAGGTGGCCAACCACCCGCGCGTCCGGGACTTCCGGGAGATGCTGCAGCGCGAGCGCGCCCACCTCTCCCAGCCCAGCTTCAGCCTCAACCCTGAGAGCGAGGTCCGGGACGCGGACCTGGTCATCATCGACGAGTGCTCGATGGTTGACGGTCGCATGGGCGAGGACTTGCTCAGCTTTGGGACCAAGGTGCTCGTCCTGGGCGACCCGGCCCAGCTGCCCCCGGTCATGGGCGGCGGCTTCTTCACCGAGGACTGCACCCCCGACATCATGCTGGAGGAGATCCACCGACAGGCGGCGGAAAGCCCCATCATCCGGCTGGCCACCGAGGTCCGGCAGGGCGGGCGACCGCAGCTCGGCGGCGACGACCTGTGCCGCGTGATCGACGTCGAGGACATGAACAAGGAGATCGCGCTCGGCGCGGACCAGCTGCTTGTCGGTCGCAACAAGACCCGCACCAACTACAACCGGCGCATGCGCTACCTCCTGGGCCGAACGAGGATGGACGCGCCTGAGCCCGGCGACAAGCTGGTGTGCCTGCGCAACAATCATGAGAAGGGTCTGCTGAACGGAGCCGTCTGGCACGCCACAGATGTGGGCGCGGTCA